TTGTAACTCCATTGAAAGAGATAAGAGAAGATACTGTGTCTGCATCTGCTCTGGAACTCATCTTAATACAGAGGTCTGTGTAAGTGGATGGAATAGATGAAAAAGCCATTGTTGCAGCCCCACCAGAGCCAACAGTTACAGTGGCGATTTTAACAAATGTATCTGGCATTATGCCGCCTTTATTCCGTAGAGGGTAAAAACACAACCTGTTGAAAAAGTTGAACCAGGAGTTTTAATTGAAATGCTATTGATGGCAGCAGTTGAACGCCACAGATTAACAAAAGCGAAAGTATTAACATCTGTTCTATTAGAGCGACTAATACAAGTTTTGTTTGTTGTTGTATTTGAGTAGTTCATAATATGAGAAATACTGTTGTATTGAGTACTTCCTATCGACCCTATTCTAGCCTCAGAGGTTGATGACCCTCTACCAGATGCTGTAACACTTCCATCACCCTGCATATTTGTAAATGAATAGTTAGTACCAGTATCTCCGTTGTATTGCAAATAAACGGCATCGCCACCGCTTGCAGTACCAGCAATGATTAAAATTAAATCTGTGTAAGTAGATGGGATAGATGAGAAAGTTACTGTGGCTGCTGAACTTCCCAATGTCTGAGTAGCAATAGGTGTATATGTAGTAGCCATTATTTTATCCCATACAGAGCGAAGGATGAGTATTCAGTAAAAGTTCCACCACCAGAATAAATAGTAAGAGAATTAACGGCAGCAGTTGAGCGCCATAAACCAGACCATAAATATAATTGACCGCTGCCGTTAGCATCAAAACCAGTTAAACTTCTAGTAGTTTTAAACTTATTAGTATTTGCATAATCCAATAAATCTAAAACGGCTGCTGAACTTTGTAAGCCTGTGTTATAACCGTAGAAGATACCATCGCCTTGATTTATATAATTGCTTGCACTTGCACTAGAACCATCTCCATTAAGGTAATGGGTGGCATAATTTGCGCCTGTATCTGAATTTATTCTCATCCATACATTTGTTGTTGTTGAATTCTTCGCAAGTGACCTAACTTGTAAATGCGTGTAAGTGCTAGGAATAGACGAAAAAGTTAATGTAGATGCACCACCAGCACCAACAGTTACAGTAGCGATGGACTCATAATCGGTAGGGGCAGCCCCACCGCTCAACATTCCTACAATGGTGTTTAGCATTATGCAACAGCACCTACGACATACCAAGTATCAGTAGCGGTCTTAATGCAGGCTGCTGATTTGTATTGTGCAAGGGTTGGTGCGGCTGCTGTTGCTCCAGCACTGAGGACTGTTGTTGTGCCTGATGTAACTGCTGAGATTGTGCAGACACCTGCACCGATGTTGAGAACTGTAATTACAGTACCAATAGGAAACGCAACAGACGCGTTAGTAGGTATCTTAAAGGCGATAGCAGTTGCCTTGTTCATAATCTCTAGGACTTGGTACTGGTCTGCTAGAACTGCTGTGTAATCGGTTGTATTGGCTGTGCCAACTGTGAAGGCTGTTAGGCCGTTATACATGTTGGCTGTAAGCACATCACCTGTTGCTGCTGGAAAAGTTGGCATTATATCTCCTTAGTACGAAAGAACGCTAGTGCCTAGAATACCGTATAAAGTCGAATCCAGAATGAATCCATCGATAATAGGTTCTAGGGTCGTGAATTGGGTTTTCCAAGAATTAGGCGTAATGCTGTGAGCAACGCCAAAAACCTGCAAAGTTTTAGTGAGGGCCGATGACCCTGGTTGTGTGGTTGTGATAGTTACAGGGTCAAAGAAGTCTAGGTCTAAGGCTGCAATGATTCCTGCGTTGTAATCTGCTGTGTATAGGTCCAGAGTAATTGCATCACATCGAGTGGTTGTTTCTGCTCTGGATGCTACATAAGCGCGTGCATAATCCAATGCAACTGCGTCTGTTTCCATCAAAAGGTTTTGTTGGTTGTATGAATGGATAAAGTATTTATCTATTGAGGCTTGGTTGATGGCAGTCTGAGTTGTACCGCCTGTGCGAGTAATCTGTGCTGAATTATAGATAAGCACGTCATTAAGAAGCCATAACGCATTGAAGTATTGGATACCTGTGCCATTGTCATTAAAGACAACTGGAGTCCCAGTCACACTGCTAGTTGTGAACGCTCTATCCTGGAATACAAACTCACCTGAAGCGTTGACATACAAAGAACCATATTCGCTAATCTCGACTGTCTGCATTGCTTGCAAGGCTGTTCTAGGTGTGCCAGGGTCGGCGATAAGAGTTGTTTGTCCAGCGTCAACGTCACGCATGGATGCAGGCCATCCAATCTGGTCAAGAATCTTATTGATGCGAGTACCTGAGAGTTGACCTGCACCTGCATCGGTAACTGTTGACACCTGTGCGTTCTGTGCAAGTCTGAAAGCATCTACTGCTGTGATGGTTGTATAAACAACTTCGCCTGTGTCTTTAGGAGTTGTTGTTGAGTAACCAGTAATAAAGCCTGAGAAGATTGGATAAGTAACTGAATTCCATGTTGCAGTTATCTGAACCTTACGCATTGGATTGAGAAGGCCCGCGTAGGGACTGCTAGGGTTTTGGGGATTAAAGTCCCCATTCATATCGACAATGCGAAGAGATAACTGACCTGTTTGAAATTGGTCTGCCTGTGCGTTGCGGCCTCTGACTGTATCAATCTTATCTACTTGATTAGATACGTCAACAATAACTGCTTCGTTATCGGCTAGAACGTTCACCCCAAAGATACCTGAACCAATAATAAAAGCCTGAGCAAAAGAAGGGCCAGTGCTGAAGTTAATGGTTACATTTATCGTTGGGACAGCCACTAGATTGCTCCAGCGTAAGTCGTTGAACTTCCGTATCTGTTGAGGTCTTGGATAGCGTTTTGAACAACTGCTGCAATTTGTTGGTCACCAATACCTGTTGCATTGATAGTTACATAAGTTGGCTGGCCTGAGTTGTAAGACGAATTGCGGTCATTAAAGTCACCTAAACTACCCAGTGAAAAATTAGGTGGCAATTGATTCTGTTTAGGAGAAAGCGAAGGAAAACCTAAAACCTCTGCAGTTGGTGAGTTTTTTCCAAGCGCTTTATTTAAAGCATCTACCGAAGGCGCTACTTTGTCTAGCATGCCTCGAATAATACTTCTTTGCTCGTCGAGTGTATAAATTTTAGGAGTATTGATTCCAATCAATTTTAACATGGCCAACATTTGTTCCAAGGTTGATAGCCATTCTAGGAATGGGTTAGGAACATCGCCTAGGCTAATCATGTCACCGCGAAGTTGACCTAAGAGTTTTGCATCCTGGCTAATCGCTCCTGCTAGTTTTACCGCAGCATTGATGTTGCCATCATTAATTGCTTCTTCAAGTTCAAGAATTTCCTGCTTTAAACGGATGCGAACTTTATCTTCTTCAGTCTGCTTATTCATGGCGGCAGCCGCTAATTGGATGCGGTCCATGTCAAACATCTGTTCTGCTTTATTGAGAAAGGCAGAAAGTTTATCTAGCGCAAGTTTCTTTGCTTTCTCAGCAGCAATCTTCTTAATGTTATCTAGGCGTTTTCTTTCAATAGCCTGCAATTCTTTAGCACGCTTTATTGAAGCATCTTCTGCTTTTTTCTGTGCAGCAAAGTAAGAAGCACCACCAGGGAACTTGCCTGAAATAGCACCAGGCGCTCCCATTACCCTGTTTCTGTCTGCTACTGTTTTTCCATATCCTGCTAATTCTTGCAAAGCCGATGGACGGCGAGTTCTTCTTATACCATCAGGACCAACAAAACCTTCTTCAGTTTCTTTGCCTATGCCCTGAAGTTTTTTAAGTAGGTCAGCAGCGCCAAGTAAAGCGTAAGCAATTTGGTCACCAAAATCTTTCATATTAGCAGTGGCTATTTCTAAACTGTTATCGCCTGCCAATAAAATAAAACTATCTATTAAACCTTTACCTATTGCTTCTTTGGCTTGTTCTGCATTTTCTTTAAGTATTAATAATTGACCTGAATAGGTGGCCGCAGCATCTGTTGCAGCACCTGCAAGGCGTGTGTCCAGTAACTTCTGTAAATCTTCAAAAGACTTTAATTGTAATTCGGCTTTTGTAAGACCTGTGTTGTATTGGTTAAGGGCTTTACGGTTGCCGAGGTATGCTTGACTCAAACCCTTAGCCGCTTCAGAAACGCTGATGCTATTTGCTGCTGCAACGTTCATTGCAGTATTCATCAGTTCCTGTGACTTTGTAACTGAACCTGTTGCGCTTAGAAGAGCCTGCATTGCAGGCACGGCTTGGTCACCAGTTACTCCATAAAGTTTTCCAAGGTTATCTATATACGCTGAGATTCTTGATGTTTCAAAAGCCAAACCCAAGTTCTTCATCGTATTGGCAAGAATCGCACCTTCGCGTTCTGCATCCATAAATGCACGCACTGATGCCTTGCCAAAGTTAACAATAGCCGCTAAAGATAAAGTTACGCCTAATGTTCTGCCAAGGTTCTTAACTGAACGCTGAAGTTTCTCAGTAGCGGTTTCAGCCTGCTTAAATGCCTTAGAGCCTGTGAACTCTGAAGCAATCTGAATGGCTATCTTTGAGGCGTCAATCATTATGCTGCTCTCTTTATATCTACTATTGATGTGCGCTTATTAAACCTGGCTGTAACGTTTTCGACTGCCTTAAAATATGCAGCAATAACTTTGCCGTTTGTTTCATCCCAAGCGCGATAGATTAAACGACCACGCTTATCACCAATGCCTGTTGTTTTCTTAATTCCGTAGATTGGACCAAGGTTCTTAATGAACTGTTCACCTGCGCGTGGATTGACAGAATGTGAATAACGTTTTTGTGTAACGTTCTTGCCTGGCCCAACCCAAGGTTGACCGCTTGGATTCTTACGTCCTGCGGTTTCAATAATTGCACCTAATGCAGATTTGTTTTCAATTGCTGCTAATGAAGTAAAGCCTCGGGTGTTAGCACGACTAGGACTTGTTTTGTAAGTAATTCCTTTGCGAATGATATTTGAATCATACATAGGAAACTTGGCTTCAGAAAATGAGCGACGTTGCCAGCCGCTCATAATGCTTGAATCGCTAGGTACAAAACCACGTGCGCGTGTAACAACGGGCTTTAATGCAGCAGCAACTTCTTTGCGTAATTCAGTTGCCAAATCAGGTGCATATTGTTTTAAGGCTTTACGAAGAGCGAGAGCGCCCACGACTTCTGTTGGCATCTCTCATCTCCTTTGCTTCGTCTTTAAGAACTCTTATCAAATTCTTAAACATCTCTTCGTCTAGTTCTATTAAATGTTGTGGCGCGATTCCTAGCCTAACCGACAATTTAGCGATTAAGTAGGTGACGGAATCGCGCCCTAGTTCGGGGAATCGTCATCGAGAACTTCAACGTCAATCAAAGTTTCGATAAACTTTTCCCCAAACATCGGTACGGTTTCACCTGACCTGCGAATACATTCCCAAGCAAGCCAATAGATATCGCTTTGCTTCTGGTCCTCAATAAACGCTTTGTGGAAACCCTTTTTAGCGTAAATCTCAAAACCATACTGCACTAATGGAGTGATTGAGTATTCCCCAACCTGTCCATCGGCCCTTGTTACTTTTAACTTTGCCATTGTTGCCCCTTAGTTTGTTTTTAGAATGTGCCTGTTGTAGCAACTGCAACTGTTGAGTTACAGTTCCAAGTTACTGACATTGAACCAATATCGCCAACAGCGCCATTAATATCCTGAGTTCCGTTTACTAAAACGCTCATAGTATATAGTGGGTTTGTTGCTGATACTGCTGCGTTCTTATCTTGAAGCAAAACTAGAGTAACAGTTGTACCCCACGCTGCTTGCAATGTTGCAAGAACAGATGCTGCTGCTGTGTCGTTTAAAAAGTCAATTGTTACAGAAGATGATTCCAGGCCCTTAACGGCCTTTCTGCTGCCATCTCCCATAGCCGTTACATCCAGTTCATCAAACTGACGGTTAAGTGTGACGCTGGTCACATGGTCACTGAGGTCAATAGTTGCGACTTTGACACCGACCTTATTATTCAAGAACACGCTCACTATTATTCCTCTTCTTTCTTAATAGATGTTGACTTTGGTGCTGCTGGTGTTACCTGCCCGATTTTCTTCAGGAAGGCCTCGTTCTCTTTTTCCCATTCGGACATATTAACTCCAGGTGGTTAGTACGGACAGTGACATCTCGCAAGTCAAAAGTGAACC